CATTTGATCACAAAACAGTTATTGACAGTGAAGATCCTCACATGGATACATTCTACGAGCTAGAGAAAAAAGGCTTGTGTGAAGTTGTGCTACTTGATGGAGTAGGTGCAGAGAAGTTTGCAGAACACGCATGGCGTTATGCAGATGAACTTGTGCGAGGTATGACCAATGATCGTTGTTGGTGTGAGAGTGCAGAGTGTAGCGAGCATGGTGCAAACAGTGCTATCTATACACCATATCACATTCGCAAAGAGAGTTTTACAGATGATGCGTGAACTAGACGCAAGACAGCAACTAATGGTTATCACAATGGAAGAATGTGGTGAACTACAGCAGGTGTGCAGTAAGATTCTAAGACAAGCAACTGTTGAAAACAAGCGGCAAGAACTTGTTGATGAACTTGGAGATGTATTGTGTATGATCAGTCTTATGCAAGAACATGATCTAGTTAGTTGGCAAGAGCTAGAAGATCGTGTAGAAGTTAAACGATCAAAACTTAGTAAGTGGAGTGACCTAGTATGATTGAAAGTCCAGTGTTTGAAAAAGGTTATCCATCTTATGAAGCAGTTAATAAGAAGCCAGCAATGAAACTAAGATACAGCGAAGCATTTTATAGTGTGCAAGGTGAAGGCAAGTTTGTAGGAGTACCTAGTGTATTCCTGCGTACATTTGGTTGTAACTTTCGTTGCATGAACTTTGGATTGCCCAGAGGCACACCCATGCGCAGTGAACAAGGAAAACACAATCCAGAGGTTAAAGAACTACTGGATAGTGGAATAGTAAATACAGTAGAGAAGTTTACTGACTTGCCTATTATTCACACAGGCTGTGATACATACGCAAGCATCTATCCAGAGTTTAAAAAGTTTATGATGGATAGAACTGTGGATGAAGTTGTAGAACATTTACTCAGTCTCACGCCTGAAGGCAGTTGGACTATGCAGAACGGTCAAGACGTACACCTCATCTTTACAGGCGGAGAACCTCTGCTAGGTTGGCAAAAATTCTATACAGAACTATTAGAACATCCAAGAATGAAGGATTTAAAAAATGTCACTTTTGAAACAAATGGTACTCAAAAACTACAAACTCCTTTCAAGGACTATCTCAACAATCAGGACAGATTTGAAGTCACTTGGAGTTGTTCCCCAAAACTTACAGTTAGCGGAGAACTTGCGGCTGACGCTATTAAGCCTGGGATTGTTGCCGATTACGCTGGCGTTAATAACAGTGAACTCTATCTCAAGTTTGTTGTCGCTGATCGTGTGGATGTGGATGAAGTTAGTATGGCTGTTCAAGCATACCGTGACGCAGGCGTTGAGTGTCCAGTATATCTCATGCCGCTTGGCGGACGTAGTGAAGAATATACGCTCAATGTTAAAGAAGTCGCAGAACTATGTATGGAACGAGGTTGGCGCTTCACACCAAGGCTCCACATCAGTCTCTTCGGAAACGCTTGGGGAACCTAGAAAAAGAGATCGCAGACAGAATCAACTGGAACGTGCAATGAAACATCCAATTGATCAAGATAAACTAAGAAAAGCAGGAATGTAATGTTTGATAAACTAAATCCATTTAAGAAAAAAGCAGAGCCTAAAAAGGTTTCAAAGAAAAAGAAAACCGAAAAGGAACTTGCTACAGAAGCAGGTGAACCTTGGGTTAGTGTGCTGGGCATGGAACTGGACGGTGGTAGTTTAGACCGCGGTGCTTTTGAACTTGATTGGAATGACTTGTTTGTTGCGAAACTAGTTCGTGCAGGATACCAAGGTAAAACAGACAATGACATTGTTGACAACTGGTTCCAGGATGTTTGTCGTAATGTTGTTCTTGAAAGTTATGAACAAGAGCAAGCACAACGTAATGTTGAAAATATTGACGAACATAGGAATGCTTACAAGTGATCTATGTAAATGGCGATAGCCACAGTGCAGGTGCTGATATTATTCCTGGAGTTTGTTTTGCACAAGATGATCCTCGGTATCTAGCATATGGGCGCAGAGCTCATCCAGAAGCAGTAGTGCAAACATATGGATACCATGTTGCACAAGCATATAATCAAGGATTTTTTTGCGAAGCTGAAAGCGGGTCCAGTAATGACCGTATATTGCGTACCACAAAACAATATATAGAGAATACAAAAAACAAAAAAAATATAGGCTATATCATTATCGGATGGACAAGTTGGGAGCGGGAAGAATGGAAACACGGGGAAGAATACTTGCAAGTCACAGCAAGTGGTACAGATTCTGTGCCAGAAAGTATGGAAGAAGAATACAAAGAGTGGGTACTAAAGCAAACTCCCGCCGAAGGTAAGCGTAAAGAACAACTATGGTATGATCGCATCTGGAATTTCCACTGTGAGTTAAAAGAACAAGATATAAGACATTTATTCTTTAATTCAATGAATAAATTTACTAACAATGATAGAGACTGGGATACTAATTTTATTCCTATTTCATATTCTCAATGGTTAACAGAGCAAGGATTTGATACTGTTGGGAATGGTAACCATTACGATGCAACTGCTCATGCTGCATGGGGAAAATATCTTAAAAGAATAGTTGGTAGACATTATCGAGCAGGCGACGAGTGGAATGAGGGCTTGACAACCGCTAATAAACGTAGTATAATAACACAAGTTAAAAAAGAGTTTAAAGGACTTAGAAGATAATGGCAACCTACTTACTTGTAGATACTATGAATACTTTCTTTCGTGCTAGACATGTAGTACGAGGCGATGCTGAAACTAAAATTGGCATGGCTATCCACATCACTCTTAACGCTATCAACAAGTGTTATCGCAAGTTTAATGCGGATCATGTGTTGTTTGCCCTTGAAGGACGCAGTTGGCGTAAGGACTTCTATACTCCATACAAGAAGAATAGAACTGATAAGCGAGCAGCACAGACGCCTAGTGAGCAAGAAGAGGATGCATTGTTCTTTGAAGCATATGATGACTTTACTAAGTTTGTAAGCGAACGCACAAACTGCAGCGTAATGCGCTGTGAAATTGCAGAAGCAGACGACATTATTGCTCGCTTTATTGCACTACATCCTGAGGACATACACATTATTGTAAGCAGTGACACAGACTTTGTGCAACTTGTAAGTCCTACAGTGCATCAGTATAACGGCATTACTAACGAACTTATTAAACTTGATGGTGTTGTCACAGACGAAGACAAGCCTGTTATTGATAAGAAAACAGGCGAGCAAAAAGTTCCTGCAGATCCGCAGTATCAACTGTTTAAGAAGTGTATGCGTGGTGACGCTACTGACAATGTATTCAGTGCTTATCCTGGTGTGCGTGAAAAAGGCAGTAGTAAAAAAGTTGGGCTTATGGAAGCATATGCTGACAAAGACACAAAAGGCTTTAACTGGAACAACCTTATGCTACAGCGTTGGACAGATCATAACGGTCTAGAGCATCGTGTGCTGGATGACTATGAGCGTAATGTAACACTGGTTGATCTTACTGCACAGCCCGCAGAGATCCGTGACTATGTAGATGATGTTATCCGCGAACACAGTGTAGCAAAGAACAAGCCTATGGTAGGCGCACACTTTATGAAGTTCTGCGGCAAGTGGGATATGCAGCGTATTGCAGATAATGCGCAACAGTTTGCTGAATGGCTAAACGCTAACTACAAAGAGGACGAACATGGAATTCGTAGCTAAACCTGTACTAGAAGACAAGTTCTGGATCTTAGAAGATAATGGTCAAAAAGTAGGCACTATTCGCAGCAATGAAAATGGCGTAGTACTCACTGTTGGCAAAGAGAATCACAGTTTTAAAAAGTTGGAAGAACTAAAGCAAAAGATGAAAGTTAGTTTCACAGGCAAAGAACTTGTCAACAAAGAAAAAGAAGAATATGATGTACATGGATATCCTTGCAAGACAAAACCATTTAATGGGCTCTATGATTTAAAACGAAAACTTCCGCTTTACACAAAAACAGAAGACAGTCAGAGCTTCTTTACTGCAGGATATTTTTGTATTGAATTTGAGAATGGATGGGTTCCTGCATATTGTCCCAAACTAATCACACTGGGAAGAAACAATTACTTAGGCCCATTTAAAACAAAAATTGAAATGACAGAAACACTTAGAAAACAAAATGGCTAGACCACAGTTTCCAAACTTAGATAGACTAGCGCACGGGTGTATGAACTTGCGCAAAGACAGTATGCCTGTTAATGCGCAAGATGCAAGAGGCATTGCTAACGATTACGCTCGTTTGCTAGAATACATTACTGAATTACAAGATACTGTAATAGAATTACAAAAAGCACAAGATCGCGTGGTAGAAGTTCAGTTAGACGGCGATACATTTTAATAAACTGCGCATATTTCTTGCTAAATAATAGTAGCATATTATAAAGTGAGATGTATCAATGAGTCGCCCTAAACCAACGGTTCTATTAGAAAAAGTCGAAAAAGAAACATACAAAGCAGAGCAAGTGTTAGCAAGTGAAGGCATTTGGGCAGTTTACTATGACAAAAAACCAATCAACTTAAAAACATTCAATATGCTTATCAGCTATCCAGGTCCTAAATATA